AAAAATGATATAATAATTATATCACATTGTCATAGTAAAGGAAGATTTAGATTTTATTTATGATTTTTGACCCTTATTCTCATAACCCGAAGGTCGTTGGTTCAAATCCAGCCGCCGCAACCATACCTGCACCCTTATTTTGATACAAAATAGGGGTGCATTTTTATACCCTGAAAACAACGCAGTATCGGCACTTTCTAAAAGGTGCCGTTTTCTGTTGTCTGAATAGGGGAGGGCAATTCACCTTGAAAATAGGTTTAAATTCTGCTTTTTAGGGGTCAGCGTTTTCTTTTGCACCCATTTTGACCTGTTTGCACCCCATCGTTTTCTGTTGCTTGAATAAACTGTTCCCCAAAAAACGGACAAAAGAGAGGTGCAAAAACCCGAGGTTCGGACAGTGAAAGGTATAGAATCCCGAAGTTCGGACAGGACAAGGTTCAGAGACCCTGAAATCGGACAGTAGAGGGTATAAAATACTGGACATGTGGATAGAAAAATGATATAATAAAAACGAAAAGGAGATCCACATGATAAAGCTACTGAGTGAAGAAGAAATACAGGAACTGCTGAAAAGCGAGTATATCGTAGCGGCGACAGAGCAGTTCGTATATTTTTCAGCGGAATTCAAGAACAAATTTTATGAGGCATATCAGTCAGGAAAGAAGCCGAAGCGTATCCTGAAAGAACTTGGAATTAATACAGATATCATCGGAGCCGGACGAATTCATAGCATAAAACAGCATATTATGAAAGAAGCTGCTAAAGGAAAAGGTTTCAAGGACTTGAAGAATCCAAAAAAGAAATGCGGTATTGAAAAGTTTGCCTCACAAGAGATGATAATCAAGGAATTGCAGGCAGAACTCGCCTATGCAAACCAGGAAATTGAGTTTCTAAAAAAAATTGTTGCTTTGGGCGAGGAAGGAGCGAAGTGATGAAAGTTCCACCTTCCGCTAAGTATCAATTGATATACGAAATGACAAATCAACCTGAAAATGCATTATCAGTTTCAAAATTGTGTGAGATTGCTTGTGTGTCACGTTCCGGATATTATGACTGGATCTCCAATGCAGAAAAACGGCGTCAGAGAGAAGAACAGGACGATGCTGATTTTGAATTGGTACTTTCAGCGTATAAACATAGAGGATATGATAAAGGGGCTCGTGGAATATATATGAGATTGCTGCATCAGAATCCTCCTGTCATTATGAACATCAAGAAAATACGAAGACTGATGAAAAAATATCAGTTGAAATGTCCGATCAGAAAAGCAAATCCATATCGCAGAATGGCGAAAGCAATAAAAACTTCAAATACCGCACCAAATTTGCTTCAGCGAGAGTTTAGAGAACACGGAGCAAGAGCAGTACTTCTTACAGATATTACATATCTCATAAACGCAAAGGGGATACGATGCTATCTGTCAACAATCATAGACGCATATACAAAACAGCTGCTTTCCTGGGTTTTGAGCGACTCGTTAGAAGAAGATTTTGTACTTGAAACTGTAAATCAGCTAATAAAAAAGCATGGAGTCAGTCTGAATACCGAAACGTTAATAAATAGCGATCAAGGAATTCACTACAGAAATATCAAATTTATTCAGCTGTTGAAAGACAATGAACTCAGGCAGTCTATGTCAAGAAAGGCGAACTGTTGGGACAATGCACCGCAGGAGAGTTTTTTCGGACATATGAAAGATGAAATAGATATTTCAGGGTGCGAAACAGTAGAAGAAGTACGCTCAATTCTGAATGACTGGACGGACTATTACAATAACGACAGATACCAATGGTCATTAGCGAAATTATCACCAAATGAATTCTACAAATATATAACAACAGGGGCATATCCACTGCCTATTGCCCCTCCAACAGAGCCATGAAGTATGGACGGCAGTCAGCATTGACAGAACATCATAAAAATGCTGTGTAGTCTTTAACGACGGCAAGGAACTCATGAATAAGCAAAATCAGTTCACCGTCGAATCAGCATTGTAGCATTTTTATAATAACCTGTCAATGCCAAGCGGCTTTGCCGTGACTGTCTGATTCCGGCTCAGAATCTATGAATAAGCATCTATCATTTTTCTATTTTTGCACCCGTACTTTGTCCGAACTTCAGGGTACATAGCAGAAAATGCCGAAAAACAGGGGAATTTCAAGTGAAACCATTGTTCCCCTTTGGTAGAGCAAAAAAATAGCCACCACAGTAATCGCATTGACTACTGCGGCGGCTGAATGTTTAATTTATGCTTCAATCTCTGTACCGTCAAGGAACTGAAAAATCATTCTGTTATCGTGAAAAACGGTAACCTTATCGATCATAATTCTCCAGAGGGAGTCTTCAAAAGTATCGATAGGGGTATCAGCTTTTTCAAGCTGAAGAACAAGCTGCTGAAGCTGTTTGACTTTATTTTGTCGGTCACTTTTTTTCTGCATCAGTTTCTCGTAAACTACCTTCTGACTTTCATACTGCCGAACCAGTTCATCATGACGTCTGTCGAACTCTTCCTTGTTTCTTGCTGTCACGATATTATTCTGAATGTGCAATTGATTTAATGCAGAAGTATTACTCATTTCCTGAATGGCTTTTTCAATTTTCGCATCGAGTGAAGAGGTATCAGAAAGACTTTCAATCAGCACTTGAACCGTTTCAAGAATCAAATCCTTTCCCTGAAAAAACATCGAAAATGCGTTGACAAAACGCTGTTTGATTTCTTCTTCGTATAAATGCGGCGTTGAACAAAGCTGTGCTCCTTTAAATTTGTTATTGCACTGCCAGATGACACGTCGGTATTTGCTTGTGGAGTGCCAGACCTTAGAGCCAAAAAAGCACCCGCAGTCCGCACATACAAGTTTTGCAGCGAAGAGTGAATTCCCACTGTACTGCTTGCCCAGCTTTTTACGCCTTGCCATTTCAAGCTGGACTTGCTCGAAATCTTCCGGTGATATAATTGCCTCGTGACTTTCGTCAATGTAGTATTGTGGTACTTCGCCTTCGTTTATTTTTTTCTTTTTCGTAAGAAAATCGGTGGTAAAACTCTTTTGCAGCAGTGCAGAACCCTTGTATTTTTCGTTAGTCAGAATACTTTCAACCGTTGATGCGTACCACTTTTCCTTACTGCTTGGCGAGAGAATGCCACGATTCATCAAAGCCTTTGCAATGCTGTAAGTAGTCATACCCTCAAGAAAAGAACGATAAATGAAACGGATGATTTCGGCTTCTTCCGGTACAATTTCAGGCAGACCGTCCTCACCCTTTTTGTAGCCAAGAAAACTGGAGTAGGGGAGTGAAACCTTTCCGTCAGCCATACGCTTGCGGTGTCCCCATGTGACGTTTTCGGAAATGGAACGTGACTCTTCCTGAGCAAGTGAACTCATAATCGTGATGAGCAATTCTCCCTTGCCGTCAAACGTCCAGATCTGTTCTTTTTCAAAATAGCACTCCACATTATGCTCTTTCAGCTTTCGTATTGTAGAAAGGGAATCCACGGTATTTCGAGCAAAACGGCTCACACTTTTGGTGATGATAAGATCAATTTTCCCGTCCAGAGCATCTTTTATCATCTGATTGAAACCATCTCTGTGCTTGGTGTTCGTTGCGGAAATTCCTTCGTCCGTATATACTTTTACGAATTCCCATTCACCGTGTTTTTTGATGTATTTTGTATAATAATCGACCTGTGCAGCATAGGAATTCTGCTGTTCTTCCTGTTCCGTAGAAACTCGTGCATATCCTGCGACCTTACGCTTTACGACCGTATCATTTGGCAGATGCGTCAAAGGATTGATTGTTTGCGGAATCATCGTGACTGTTCGTGCCATTTTCTGCTCCTTTCTGCCGTGGCTTTTTTCATTTCATCCGTCCAGCTTTCAGAACGTGAACGATCTTTCCAGTTTGCAGAAATTTGATTACCATCATGAAAGATGAATATCAGTTCATTTGGTGCTGGAACAAGAATTTTTTCGATATTTTCTTGAAAAATATCTGCATCAAATTCAGAAATTCCAAGCACTTCACAGCAAACAGAAATCAGCGTATTTTCGGGAATTTGCTTTGCTGTAGGACAGTGCTTTTTCCCTTTTGTGTTGTATGTAGCACAGATCCAGACGACACCAGTTGCTGTTGTTTTTCTGCGATAATTTTTACCACAGCATAGGCACTGAATCTTGCCTGTAAATGGATAAATTGCTGTCGTAGGTTTATCCGAAGAAAACTGCTTCTGATGTTTTTTTAGCAAATTCTGCACTGCAAGAAATACCGTTTTTTCAATAATCGGAGGATGGGCTTCTTTCACATAAAATTTTTTGATCTCACCGTTGTTGACCATTTTCCTCTTTGTCATATGATTCTCGCTGTAGAATTTTTGCAGCATAAGCTCACCGCAGTATTTTTCATTTGTGAGGATTCGCCGGACAGCTTCTGCCGTCCATTCGTTGTCAAACTTGGTAGAGATATGCATTTCATTCAGCATATTTGCAATCGCAAGTTTCCCCATTCCCGACAGATAACTGTTGAAAATCAGCCTGACAACTTCCGCTTCATCAGTGATAATTTCAAGCACTCCGTCATGATTCCTTTTGTAACCCAGCATCTGTAAGCTGCTGACTTTTCCTTGTTCAAAATCTTTGCGAATGCGCCATTTCTGATTTTCACTTGCAGATAAACTTTCTTCCTGTGCATAGCTTGCAAGAATACTCAGCATCAATTCTCCGTCCGAAGAAAGACTGTGAATATTCTGCTCTTCAAACAGTACATCAACGCCTAAATCTTTCAATTCACGCACCGTTTCAAGCAGTGTAACAGTATTTCGTGCAAATCGGCTGATGGATTTTGTGATAATGAGATTCAGATTTCCGGCACGGCATTCCGTAAGCATTTTCTGAAAATTCTCACGATTATTCTTAGTGCCTGTCATAGCCTCATCAGCATATACTCCGCAAAACCGCCATTCAGGATTTTTTTGAATCATATCGCTGTAATAACTGACCTGTGCGGAAAGAGAATGCAGCATAGCGTCCTTTCCGCTGGAAACACGAGCGTAAGCCGCTGTATTGATTTGTTTCTTGAATTTCGGAACAGGAAACTTGACTTGTTCCACAATTCTCGCCATAAAATCGCCCCCTTGTCAGTGTTACATATTAAATCAGAAGTGCCTGAAAGTCAAGCGATTTCACGATATATACTACACAAAGATAAGCCGCATTTTTCGGCGATATTTGACTCGCATTTGTGAAATTCCGACTCCGTGATTGTGCCGTTTTTCAGCAGCTTTCGGAATAAAATAACCGCCACTTTGTATGCGGCAATATGCTGTAATTTTTCATTTGTCATTGAGGTTCTCCTTTAAATAAAAGAAAATATATTATGCTTCGCTACCGAGCGAAAATGTGCCTAACAGTAAGACTAATTGCGAAAATGCGCTCCGCTCGCTCAGCGGCGGCAGGATTTGCCATAACAGGCTTTGGAACAGTATTTTCTTGCCTTACTGGGATAAGCGAAAAACGTCTTTCCGCACGTTTCACATTTGTATTCAATCATTCCGGAAGTGCGGTGGGGATGCTTTCGCCACCATGTCATTCTGCATTTATCGCTGCAATATTTCTTTCCGATAACAGCCGTGCCACAGACAAGGCAGGCATCGCTGTTCCTCTTCAAAAATGACTTTACCGTGTTCTCCGAAAGTTCGAGTTCGGCGGCTATTTTCCTATATCCATAGCCATTTGCCTTTAGCTTTATTATTTGAGTTTTATCAGCATCAGTCATAAAGCACCTCCCAAATAAAAACGGCTGCCGAACCAAATCGACAGCCGTCTATAAAGTTTATTTCATCAGTTCATTCACACGTTTCTGCACGGCATTGTAGTCATATCCGGCATTTGTGAGCCTGTTCTTACGGTCAGCGCCGTTGCCCCACTTTCCTTGAATGACCTCACGGGCAATTTCATCAACAGATTTTTTGACAGGATGGACAACGTTTCCATTTGAATCAAACACGGAATATTCCGATTTACAAGCCTTTTTTGCATTTTCTAAAGAAGAAAACGCACCGATCTGTGACTTTGCATCGCTCCAGCTTTTGCGGACACGGTAAAGCTGTTTAGTTGTTGTAGGTACTGTAGAAGTTCCTGAATTCATGTAAGACTGTACCTTTGCCTTAAAAGCAGACCAATGAGGAAGAATGTACAGAGGACACGTTTTGTACGGATTTCGCATCGTATTCAGATAATCCACAGTGCCAAACTTGCCGTCACGAACATTCAGCCAATGCGTATGAGTGTAGAGATGGTCGATGCTGAGATTGTACTTCTTCAGTAATGCAGCCGCCAGTCTTGCACAATTATCCTCAGACTTTTTATCCCTATCATTGTAAGCAGAACTCATGATGCACTCGATCGCAATTGTTCTGCGATTGCCATTACCAGAGCCGTCAGCGGCGTGCCAACCACTAAGGCTAAGAGGAAGATTCTGCCATGCACAGGTGTTGTCGACATAGTAGTGAACTCGGACATCGTTCATATTTCCATTGACAGTGGCTCTCGTATACTGTTCCGCCGGAGTTGTGCCGGACGCTACTGAAATCCAATCGGTGTTGTGAATCGTCACGCCGATAATTTTGCCCTCCATAGAAGCGGAGGGCATATCAATTTTATTCGGATTGTGCTTGGTGAGCAGGTATTCATTGACGGTCACACCGCCGAAAGTCGTTGTTTTATCGGGTTTTAAGATTGCCATAATCAGTTCTCCTCCTTGGTATTTTCAGTTGTTTCCTCATCAATTCTGCCGACTTTGGTCTGCAAAACATCGATTGCTTTTTTGATTGCGGGCGGAAATGGAATCCCCATCAAACAGGTATTTTCTACGATAGACAGCAGCTCGTTCAGGCAAAAGCTGATGCAGACTGCATCACGGATGTAGGTCGTGCCAAGCAGAATATCCATTCTCACGGCAACTGCAATAAGCAACAAGGTGCAGACCTTTTTTGCAAGTCCGAACCAGCCGGCTTTGGAGGAAAGTCCTCCGCTGTCGGTGTGCTTGGATTTCTTCATGGCAGCAGTGACAACTCCTGTGAAAAAGTCAATGCCCATGAAGATCACGAGCGTGACAAGTGCAGAGTCCCAACCGCCAAAAATAGCGGCTATGAAGCCGCCCACCAGTCCTGCGATTGTACAGATTGTTTCTTTCATTTTCATCTTCCTTTCGTCATTTGGGTATAAAAATACCGCTTGCAGAATAAATCCGCAAACGGTTATTTTCAAGTATTCAATTATAGCAAGTACAGCAGCTTGCAATTAATCCGCCGGTCTGATTTCAGAATAACCATTCCATGCAAATACCGGTTTCTTATCCGCATTGGCATACACATTCTCCACATTGCAGATATAAAGATAATGGTCGCCGGTTTCAATAAATTCTTTCAGACTGCACTCAATAGCGACTGTGCTGTGAACAGGAATTTTAATATCACTATCCGGAACTTCCTGCAACTTGATTCCATATTCTTTCACCTTATCCGTTGCTCTGCCTGTAGACATTCCGCACTTCATGACTTCATCGGCAATTTCTTCCGATGGAATTGTAAGAATCACCTTTTTCGTTTCTCTTACACGTTCCCCGCTATAGGAGGTTTTCGCCATTGCAAAAGCGATCATATTCGGATTGAATGACAGATATGTCCACCAGGATACTGTCGCAAGATTTGTTGTACCATCAGGTTTCTGCGTACACACCAGCGTAACAGGATTCGGTGATGTCAGTTTGGATGCCTGCGGAAGATTGATTTTATTCATAACAAAAACTCCTTTTAAATTTACTTGATGGACTTGCCAAGTTCAAACGCAGTGTTCAGCTCAGGTTTCCCCTCAATATCGCCAATGTCCATAACACCGCCGCAGAGAACCTTGCCTAAGCTTTTCCAGCCGAGGTGCTTTTCAAGACGGTCATACCAATATTCACTTTCCTCAAAACCATGACCTTCTGCTGCCATGATCAATACGCTTTCCTTTTTGGGATTGCGATAATCAGGATCACATTCTGCGACTGCAAAGAGTCTGTCAAATGCACATTTCAGCTGACCGCTGATTGTCCAGTAGTAAAGCGGAGAAGCAAGCACGACTATATCTGCTTCCTTGTAAACAGGATAAATTTTCTCCATGTCATCCTTCTGCACGCAGGGACTGTCGGGGTTTTTGCCTCCGCAGAAACATCCTTTGCAGCCATTGATATTCATAGAACCAAGGAAAAATTCTGTCACGGTATGACCGGCACTTTCAGCGCCCTTGGTAAATGTAGCAGTCAGTGCAGATGTATTGCCCTTCATACGTGGACTTCCATTCAAAATCACAATCTTCTTACTCATGAGATACCTCCTAAAAATGATTTTCAGTAAAATTAACTTCCGGTACGGTTGACTTTGTGTCAGCCTTCTGATATAATTATAGCAGACAATAATCAAAAGTCAAGTACGCACATTAAGGTAATATACTTACCTTTAGGAAAGTATAGGAGGTTTGTTAAAATGGTAAAAAGATGCATTGCGGATGAGAATTTAGAAAACACAGGTTTCAGCTACACACTTTCGCTGATCAACGGAAAATATAAAATGACGATTCTTTATACACTTATGGAATTCGGCGTTGTACGTTTCAATGAAATGCAGAAGTATATCGGTTCAATTTCGTATAAAACATTGAGTGTCAATTTGAAAGAACTGGAAGCGGATCAGTTGGTGCATCGTGAGGAATATCCCCAAATTCCGCCAAAAGTTGAGTATAGTTTAACGGAACGTGGGAAATCTCTGATTCCCATTTTGGATTCTATGTGTGAATGGGGAGATCTGCATCGTTTGTAACAAGATTTTCAGTTTTGAGGTATCAAAATAACCATACAAAAAAGTCAATTCAAAACCTGAATCCGTTTCACCACCGGATGCGTGTTATTACTCCTGCCAATCCAAGCAAGGTAATACTCGCCATCAGAAACACCGCTGCATTCTGTAACTGTTGTGATGAAACTTTCCGATTGCAGCCACTTGAAGTTCAGCGATATTGCATTGTCTACATTAATTTGGCTGCTCACATAAATAGTGACGGGGACATCAATTTTCTCCGGCTTTGGCACAAGATACAAACTGCCGTCTTCTGTTGCTCCTGAAAGATAGCTGATCATGATTCCGGATTTCTCTGTCAGAGAAACAGCCTTTGTGCAGACCGTAAGAATCTGTGCGTCCCAGCCGAAATCGTCCTGCGAATAAGACAAAGCGTAGTCATTTTCGGCACTGCAAAAGTGCGGATGTTCCGCAACAAAATCCGTCATCAGATGATAGCCATTGTTCAGGATAACGCCAATTTCCGGTGCATACACGCCCATTGCATCCTGTCCGGAACGGAAAAGAATAACAGGTTCACTGCCGTTTTTCAGAGCATCAATTTGCTTTTGCAGATTCTCAATATTCACCTCAGCCGTTCCGATTCGTGCAACGCTGTTTTCCACTAAATCAGAGTAAACTGTGATTCTTGTGCTGAGTTCGTTTATCTGCGTGCCATAATTATCCCACTTGGTAATTTTCTCAGCGGTAATGCTATTTAACGTCGTTAAATTATGATGCCAGTGTGCCTGAGAAATAACGGGTTCAACAGATTCTGTGATGGTTTGAATATCGTATTTGGTGCTGTCCTCAAACTGTTGTAAATCGCCTAACAGAGCCAATTGTTCAGCCGTCAATGAGTCAAGCACAGCCATATTTTTATGAGAATGAAGCTCCCGTGTCAGTGGAATCATTGCCTCACGAATAGCAAGTGCTTCATCTACAAGAGCCTTTTTAGTCGCATAGTCGGACGGCTGAATTTCCGCAAGTTTACGCTGCTCTTCGAGGGTGTAACTTGCCGTTATTGCATCTAAAACAGACTGGTTTTCATGCTCATGAGACTTCAAAGACAGCGGATTTGTGATTTTCTGAATGATGAGTTCCACGGCGGAAGTGGTCGGATATTGCGACATATCCGGAATTACTCCATCCACGCCATCACGCCCATCTACTCCGTCTCTGCCATCTTTACCATCAATGCCGTTTTTTCCGTCAACACCATCTTTTCCGGGCTGACCATCCGCACCTTTCAGGCTTTCCAGCCATTCTGAAACTGTTCCCACAAAGCCGTTTTCCTTGGCAATTTCATATGCCGAAAGTCCGTCCTTACCGTTCACACCTGCCTGAATCTCCGAAATTTTCTGCAAAAGTTGTGTGTACAAATCAGGCGTAGGAGGAATCGGAATATCATCATCACCCACAAATCCTGATTCACGGATATTCAGCGTGACGGGAACTGTTGTCGCCCTGACAGTTGTGTCACTTTCCGCATCATATCCAAAAACGCTCATCTTCACCGCACCTACATGAAGCTCCGCAGGCAAGTGACAGGTAGTACCATCAAATCCAAGAACGATACTGTAGCTCTCATCGCACTGCGAAAACTGCACCACTTTGTGAAACTTCTTCCAGTCACCGTCAAAAACGAATTTCAGATTCACGAAAGCAATCTGGTGATCGGCAAGCACCTCACGTTCTAAAACTTCGATTTTCTGCTGTTTTACAAGAAATTTCCACATTACTCCGTACCTCCGCTATTGTCTAATTTGTTGCCGTAAGTGTCATTCAGGAATTTTTCCCAGCCATCTTCATCATCAGTGTATTCTCCGACACCACAGGCTGAGGAAAACCTGAGAACCGCTGTTGCGTCAGATGCCGAAACTTGACCGTCACCGTCTGCATCCGGATAGTTGGTACATCTTGATTCCGTTGCAACGCCATAGCTGTCGAACCAGTAACGCTTGCCGTCAATGGTACGATGCTGATTGACAAGCTTGCCCTCAGACAGCGTGATGTAATACGGATTTCCTGCCCATTCCACCCAGCCGAGGCGGATATTTCCGGTCTGCGGATCGTAGTAATATCGCTTCCCGAAAACCGTCCGAAAACCCGTCTGAAGTACGCCGTTAGGGGCAAATTGGTACGGAATACCGTTGATTTTGATTTCTCCGGTGACGTTGTTTCCATTGGAATCAAGATAAAAAAGTCTGCCATCATCATCTTTCTTGAAGAGAACTCTGTCCGCAGTGTTGAACGTATAATGCTGTAATTCCTTAACAGCATCAGAAAGAGAACCGTCCTTTAATCCGCTTAAATCCTGCCGAATCTGAATCATTTCGTCAAGCATTTCCGACACCTTGCACTTGCCAAGAATGCACCTGACATAGCCGCATTTGTTTGCATTTTCCCGATAATCCGTGATGTTTGACTGCTTGATTTCGGTCACTCCTGCATTCAGACGAATTGCCGCAAGGGTGAGATAAGTTCTTGTCTGGGAATTTGTAAAGTTTGGAACCGCAGGTGAGGTCGCAGCAGTTCCTACCTTTACTTCAATGTCACATTTTCGCACTGCGTCACTTGTATCGCAGTAAATGCCGATGATGAGATACTTGCTCATGGATTCGTCAACATATCGGGATAAATCCAATGTGTAGGCAGAGTCATTTATGAAATAGTGACCGCCTATCCAAGCCTTGCCTGTGCCGATTGTAACTGTTAAATTTTCATTCGCCGTTACCTTAAAACAGTCGCCGTAAGTATCCAGAATTCCGTTGCAGATAAGGCTTGAAAGATAGCTCGTAAAATCCTCTGCTGTGTAAGTTCTGTCCAGACCTCTGGAGTCAAAAAATCCAAATGAAAATGCCATAAAAATCACCTCAAATTTTAAAAGTAGGAGTCAAACCTCTGCCGTTCTGGTCGAAGCTTTCCACCATGCCCACAAGCTGAATTTTTGGCTGCGATAAGCCAAATCGCTCATGTTTCACCGTGACATAATCGCCGACAAAATAGTCCTTATTGTACTGATACTGCCGCCCGTCAACTGCAATGGTAGACTCGCTTGTTTCGGTTATTGGAATCAAATTTTCCGCACCTTTTTCTTGCAGCAATTCCAGATATTCTTCATCTGAGATCTGCACCGTTTTGCCATTATTCTGCGTTTCCTGCTGAATATCCTTTGCGTCCACATAGAACTCATAGCGGTCAAGATTCTGCGGTTCATTGCCATAGAAAAATACGGTTCTTTTTCTTGCATCACCCTCACCGCAGCCGAGAATATATGCCGTATTGGTATGATCTGAACTGTCCGCAGAATAGGCAAAATTCAGCAGATTGTTGTAGGAATCAGAGAAAACAAGATGAGGATTTTCTTCCTGCAAAATGCTGCGATCAATGCCCTCTGAAAGTTCAAAAATCATTTTGTACTGACCGCTGTTTGTATAGGTTTCCTGCAAGCGGATATTTGCCGTACCGCCGACTAACTCACAGATTTTGTATATCCACTCCATGAGATTTGCGTAGCTGACTTGAAGTCTTGCGGTCTGCTCCCAGCAAGTGCCGGATATTATGCCGATTTGCAATCCCGGAATCAAGCGTGAACCGTTTACCAGGCAGTTCTGACGGACAGCTTTTTGCAGCATTTCTCCATAGCTTGTTTTGGTTGTAAATGACAATGTGGGGTAGATGATTCTGCGTGAAAGCAGTGACATCAGAAATCGTCCCGTGACGGTTAAATAATCACCATTTTCTGCATCTGTTTCCAGTGCAACGGATTCAATGATTCCGAAGTGCGTTTTATTATCATCTCTGCCGACTATCTTTCCAATTTTGAAAATTGCTAAATTGCGTGTGTTTGCGGCTATGTAAATTTCAAATTGTCCGCACTGGTAATATTCTATATCCCACAGCAGGCTTGAAAAGCTGTCGCAGATTGCCTCTAAAGTGATAGAAATCTCGCTGCCGTTTGCCTGCATATCATAAACTTCAATTTGCATTTTAAACTCCTAAATAAGCGTCCGTATGAATCAGAGTCACACGAAGATTTTTCATGTTCCGTACAGCCGTCAGATGAAAAGTATTTACACCCTGCGAAAGTTGCAGCCATGCCGAGCCTGACACAAGCCGATTAATGATGTTGTAATCCACACCGTTTCGAGTCAGAGTAATTGTTTTATTGCCTGTTTTCGTGGTGATCGTGATAATATCGCCTTTTAAAATTTCACCTTTGATTTGCAGATATTCACCAGTATCGGCATTGTAAATTGTCGGAGTCATGGCATCGTCTATGGCTTCGATTTGAATCGTAAATCCGGTCACATCGCCATGATTTTCGATGGAAATGTTGTCTGTTCTGCTGTAAGTTCCAAGTACAAAAGGCTTGTCATCATCAGGTAACGGAAAGTGAAATGCTCCTGTGATCTGCGAATAATAGGCATAAACGGCAGAAGTGCTGTACCAGTAAATATCAGGACAGATAATTGAAATTTGCCCGCTTGTCAGATTAGAAAAATTACTGACGGTGCAAGTCTCAACATAACCCTCGGTATACACATCAATATTAGCAGTGCGGTAGTAAACCTTGATATATCGGGATGGTTTGACCACACGGTACAGTGCATGACGGCGGTTCTCAATTCCGACACCACGCATCTGAAATGATATGACAAGGTTGCGTTTCTCGATGAAAGCGTTGTTGAGATAACTGCCGTCCATGCCTGCATAAGTTGATGTGCTGATCGTTCCGGCTGGAGGATACAAGCCGTCAATTTCGGAGGTCATATACTGGTTGGCAGTGGTGGTCATATTGATTTGTTCGCCGGTTTCGTTTTCTAAAATTAGGGTGAATCGCATGGTGTAAGACCTCCTTTCTGCGGATTGACTTTTTCAGCGGAATATGATATACTTAAACAAGATTAGTGTTAACTACCGAAATTCATTATAAAGGATTGATAATATGAATAATAAAATAAAAGAACTAATAAGTATGGCGGATAAAGCTATACAGGAAGAACGATTTGACGATTTAATGAATTTTTACACAGATGATGCTATTCTTGTAGTAAAACCCGGATTAGAAGTTCAAGGAAAAGAGAATATTAAGAGTGCATTTATAAAAATTGCAGAATATTTCAAAAACAGTATCGTCCCCACACAAGGAAAAATGGCAATGCTTGAAGCTGGAGACACTGTGCTTGTGTTGTCACAGACGCTCTTAGATGCCGATAATAAAAGTTCTTCTGATTATAGTATGGATAGAAGAGCTACATATGTTTATCGTAAAATTAATGGAGAATGGTTATGTGCCATAGACAATTCGTATGGTACAACATTGTTAGATTAAATTATCTTTATCATACTAAATGCACTGCATTCCTCGTCTGCCGATAAATTTCCAGCCGTGACAATGATTTCGGACTATTATTTGTCTGATTCACTGTGCGGCTGTTGTCGTTATTGTAGTAATTATTGACGACAGAATTTGCCTTCGGAACATTGCCAAGACCGCTGACATTCCAGTCCAATTGCAGCGACTTTTCCGCTGCTTTCATAACATCATGTCCCATAGAATTCACAGCGTCAACAGCAGTTTTTACCTTGCCGTCAACACCCTCCGCAAGACCATAAACAAGGTTAAAACCAAGTTCTTTCTTGAACAGCTTTGACGGAGAAGCAATGCCGAAAAATCCTGCAATATTGTCCCAAATCTGATCGCAGAAACCGGATATCTTATCCCACAGCCAGCCGCACATATCGCCGATACCGTTCCAGATTCCTCTTACGATATCCGAGCCGATACTGTAAATTTTATCGGGAAGTCCCTTGATTCCGTCAACGAGATTATTCCATAGATTTGACGCTGCTTCACGAGCCTTGACAGCAATATCAGCTGCAAAATTTGTAACCTTGTTAACAACATTACATAGCCAGTTCCACACCTCACCGGGCAAGCTGCTGATTTTATTGATAATAGCGCTAAAAAAGCCTGTGATCGCTTCACGGGCTTTTGTCTGCATATTGATTACCCAGCTCGCAACATTAGAAATTACATTGCAAAGCCAACTCCAAACTTCACCCGGCAGACTGCACAGCTTGTCGATGATATTACTGAAGAATCCGGTGATCGCTTCAGTTGCCTTGTTGTGCATATCCAGAACCCAGTTTGCAACGTTCAGAATCACATTACATAGCCAGTTCCAGACCTCGCCGGGGAGATTTTGTAGTGTTTCCACAATGGCATTCCAGAAGTTAGAGATTGCCTCTTTTGCTTTATCCCAAATGTTTACAGCCCACTCAGCAACCTTATCAAAAAGCTGTGAAAATACGCCGCTCCAAGCTTCAAGCATGGTATCCTTGTATGAAAGGATTCCGTCCCAGATCGCCTGCAAAATGCTCATACCAAGTGCCAGCCAGTCCGTTTCCATAATGCCGTTGACAAGAGCCATGACCAGTTGCGGAATAGCTGCGATGAGCTGCGGAATTGCCTGCACCAGTCCGCTTGCAAGTCCAACAATCAAATCCATTGCACAGGTGATCAATTGCGGAATGGAGTTCAGAAGTCCGTTTATCAGACCTGTCACCAGCTGTAAAGCTGCCTGTAAGATCATGGGCAAATTCTGAATCAAGCCTTGAATCAGTCCGGTCACAAGCTGAATTGCAGCCTGAATGATCTGTGGTAAACACTGCAAAAGTCCTTGAATCAAACTGTTTATCATCTGCAATGCAGCGTTCAGGAGCTTCGGGAGATTTTTCAGAAGACCGTCTACCAGTTTCAGTACAAGCTGTACCGCTGCCTGAATGATTTTAGGCAGATTCTTTATCAATCCGTTGCAGAGTGATTCCACCAGTTGTATTGATGCATCGACCAGCAACGGCAAGTTGTCAATGATGCCATTGATAAGCCCATTAACGAGTTGCAGAGCAGCATCTATGATGTCAGGAAGTGCATCTAAAATTCCTACTGCAAGACCGGAAATCAGCGTAAGTGCCACTGAAATAAACTGCGGAAGATTGGATGAAATGAACGAGATAAGCTCCTGCAAAATAGTCATAACAGAATTTAAAATGGTCGGAGCTGACTGCATAATCGCATCGCCGATTTGTAAAAGTGCAGAAAAAATGCTCTCCAGAATCGCTGGGAGAGCAGTAGAAATATATGATGCCAACTGAGTTATCAGGTTCAAAAATCCTGTGACCAAAGTCGGCAAAAGTGTATCAATTAAGGTTGGCAGGAACGTTCCGATTGACTGAATGATCGTCATGAAAATGCTGTTAAAGGCATCTAAAAGTCCCGGTAAAATCTGCGGAATCTGTGTTTTTAAGGTTTCTGCAAGCTGAGTTACTAACTCACGAATCTTTGATAATGCCGCAGAAAGTCCGCCCTCGTTGAATGCACTGACAATGTCCGTCAATCCCTGCACTGCCGTTCTTGCGGAGGGAGCGAGTTTCTCGCCAATCGACAGCGCCGCACCTTCCGCAGCAGAAGACAGCAAAGTTAAATCGCCTTTGAGATTGTCAAGCTTGATCTGTGCCATTTCCTCTGCCGCACCGCTGCATCCGTAGATAGATTCTGTCAGATTTTGATAGTCCTCATCCGTGGCATTGATGATAGCAAGCATTCCAGCAAGGTTCTGTTTACCGAAAATAGTAGCAGCGTTTTGCAGCTGTTCAGCCTGCGTTAGACCATCTGTTGTAGCAGACAAGTCAGCCATAATAGCGTCATAATCACGCATATTGCCCTCGGAATCCACAAGGTCAACGTTGACTGCACCCATCGTACTTCTGAGGTCGTCCATAATAGTTTGTAGCGACTTGTACGAGCCGTCTGCATTGGTAATTTCAAGACCGAGATTTTCCATTGCCGCTGCCTGAGCATCGGTCGGTTTTGACATATTGACAAGGGCATTTTTCAGCGAATTTCCGGCTTGCGAGCCTTTGATTCCGCTGTTTGCCATAAGTCCAAGAGCGATGGATAAATCTTCGGCAGAAGCTCCCAAAGTTCCTGCAATAGGAGCGCAGTATTTGAAGCTTTCGCCAAGCAGCGATACATTAGTATTAGCGGAGGTTGCTGTTGCCGCCAGAACGTCAGCGTAATGAGAAGCGTTGGAAACTCCCGGAGCAAATTCACCGTCAGCTGCAATTCCAAGAGCCGTCATGGAATCCGTGACAATATCGGATACAGTCGCCAAGTCCTCGCCGGAAGCCGCCGCAAGATTCATAACGCCGGAAACAGAGGTCATGATGTCATTGGTGTTCCAGCCTGCCATTGCCATAAATTCCATCGCTTCGCCGACTTCGGTTGATGTAAACGATGTAGTAGAGCCGAGTTCCTTTGCTTTTTCGGAAAGCTGTGCAGTCGCCGCATTCAGTTCCTCAACTGTTTCGCAAGAACCTGACATCAATGCCTTAACAGTTGACATCTGTGATTCAAATTGCGAAAATGTAGTCAGACTGGTTGTTGCGACGGTTGCTCCGAGAGCTGCCGCCGCACCGGTATATGCCTCGAATGCACCGACTGCCGCTTTTGCTCCGGTCGCTACTCCTTTGCCCAAAGTTCCGGCAAGTTTGGAAAATCCACCCTCGCTTGCAGCGGCTTTTTCACCGGCAGTCTTGGCACTGTCACCGGCATTTTTCATGCTCTTATCAAATTCATCAGCGGCTTCGGATGCCTTTTGTACTGTTTTTTCTTCAGATGAAATTTCGCCGGAAAGCGTTTTTATCTGCTGTTCCAGGGACTTTGCTTCTGCGGAATGTTTCCCGTATTTTGCAGTGGCATCAACGTATTCTTGCTTTAATTTTGATAAATCTTGTTTCTGAGACGCCAGTTTTTCTGTCAGACCTTGCTCTGCGGAGGTCAGCTTTTTTGTTTCGCTTTCCATTGCAGAAAGCTGATTTTTGCTGTTCTGATGCTCTGAAGAAAGAAGCTTGATTTTGCCTGCAAGATTTTGAGCCTGTGTAGAATTTTTACCGTATTGGATACAAGCATTCTGATATTGCTCAGACAGCTTTGCAATTGCAGTTTCCTGCGTAGCTACGGTATTTTTAAGTGTTTCAAGAGGCGTTCGTGCAGACTGATTTGCCTTACCTAGAGCTGATGCAGCGGATTCTGCGGCGGACATTTTATTTTTGTTGTCCGTTAATTCTGAATTCAGCTGATCATACTTTGACTGCAAATCTTTCGCTGCATCGGAGTCTTTGCCTTGCTCCAGAACAACATCGGTGTACTGTTTTTTCAGAGATGAAAGTTCTGATTCCTGCTGTGATATCGTAGTTTTCAGCTTTGAAGATGCAGAATTAAATTCCGACAATTTGCCGTTATACTGCTCCATCGTATTGGAGGTTTCTGCAATTTCACGCTGGAGAGCATTAAACTGCTCCTGCGTGATTTTTCCCTGATCTAACTGGGTTTGTGCCTGCTGTGCGGCAGTTTTCAGAACGTCAAGTTTTTCAGAAGTACCTTCGACAGCCTGAGTTAATAAAGATTGTTTCTGCGCCAGCAATTCCGTATTCGTAGGGTCAAGCTTCAGCAGCTTTTCCACGTCTTTCAGCTGGCTTTGTGTGCCTTTGATCGTGCCATTGACGGTTTCCAGTGCTTTATTCAGTTTTGTTGTATCTCCGCCGATTTCGACTGTGATTCCTGCGATACGGTTTGCCATGAAATTTCTCCTTTCCGCAAAAATAGGCATAAAAAAGCATCTCACAGGGAGATGCTCTGAAAAATCACTTCTTTTTTAAAACTGCCTTTCTCATATCAGGATTGGCGATAAATACATTGATTGTTCTCCAGGGATAATAAAAACAAAAATACAATATCATATGCCAGAAAGGCATTGCTGAACCTGTAACCAGTTTTAAAATCTGGGTGATCGACAATTTAACCGCAAAAAACAGTACCCACACCAGAATATACTTTTTGTCATGATGCATATACCATCTGTCATCGATGTACTCCACGATTTTCCTTTTTCCCAGATAAATGCCTTTCACGAACCCTATCAGCAAGATCAGGCAAATATCAATTATTTCAACAACGGAATGAATGCCATCGTATTCTTTTAACAAACCATAAAACATCAGTATTGTCATAACAATATATACAACGGGCTTTATCTTCTTTTTTCTCATTCCTCCGAACATTACCCAGCACAAGTAGGCAATATACCAAACGCCTGCCGCTATCATCTGCCACGCATTTAAATTTAATTGATCCATCATAATCATCCCTCACTTTCAACAGTCGAAAATTACGAAACAGGTGTTGACTATTTAAGTTTAACGCTATATAATATAAATAGCAACTTCAAATCAGCACGAAATGAAAAATGTGCAACACTCTTCTGTAATTTGTTGTGCGGGAGGTATTTTTATGAAAAACGACGCACGGATCAGGTATACAAAAATGGTAATAAAAGATTCTTTCTTTCAACTATTGAAGCAAAAGCCCGTTGAAAAAATAACTGTCAAAGAAATCTGTGAAATGGCACAAATCAACCGAGCTACCTTCTACCGATATTATGAAAATCAATATGACTTATTGTCTGTTATTGAAAACGATATGTTTCAAAATATACAGGATACCATAAAGGAACAAACTGCAGATTTGAACTCTTTGATCAAAGAAATTCTGAACTCACTTTATAAAAATAAAGACGAATGGATACTCTTAATGGGCAACCATGCAGATCCTCGTATCGTTTCCAAAATATACAGTTTTTGTTACAGCCATTTTGAAAGACGGTATCAAACAGAGGAGCAAAAAATGCGATACCGGTTTATTGTATATGGATTCAGCGGTTTAGTTGACTACTGGATCAAAAATGGTATGCAGGAATCTCCGGATAAAATGGCTGACTATATGATTTCTTATAGTCATAATTTAAATAGTATGAAATAACTTTTCAAAGTTCTCTCCTCACACTGAATTTTAAATTTTGCTCTTGACATTTCAGCAGATTTGTGGTATGATATACATGTAAATTTCATACAGAAACACACGACATTAAATATCGTTCCGACCTTTGTCTGATGGTTGGAGCATATTTGATGTCGTTTTTTGTGTTCTGAAATATCAGGAGGTAGCATTATGCCAAAAACAAAATTTCAAAGTATTATTTTCACACTGATGATGGTCTTCTGCATGGTATTTTGCATGACCGCATATACGATTGCTCTGAAAATGGGAAGTTTAAGCTACACGGTCTTTGCTCTTGCGATCAAAGAAATGTGGCTTGAATACGTCATTGTATTTTGTCTAATTTTCTTTGTCATCAGCAAAATTGCACAGAAACTTGCGTTCAGAATCGTCACCCCCGAAGCAGATAAGCCGATATTTGTTATCCTTGCGATTCAGTCGTTCACCGTTTGCCTGATTGTCCCGACCATCACTTTGATTGCGACATTTATTCATAACGGACTAACCGCAGATTGGTTTACACAATGGATTCAGCAGGCGGCTTTATGTTTTCCAGCTGCCTTGTGCTTGCAGATTTTCTTTATCGGTCCTCTTGTAAGACTACTGTTTAGAACAATATTTTCAAAACAGCTTGCACCGAAAACTAACTAAAATCGGTCGAAATCATCCTGAGTAGGTTGATAAGGATATGAAAAAGAATCATTTTCCTTTTCCGTAAACATATCGTTGACGAGTCCGATCGTCAGCAAATCTAAATCGCTCATTGACAATCCCAATTGTACACACCGCAGAAGAAAAAGCGGCGTTGTCATCGGTCTGTCAATCGGGCGATGTTTTTTTTAGATTCTGCCTGTGTTTCGATATTCAATCCCCACAAGTCAATGAGCTGTGGCAAGACTTCATAAATCGAAAACGTATTGAACCTTTCTAACCATTCATCAGGTTCAGAGGGAACACCTTCCGGGTCAGCGTGTTTTGCCATAATATACGCTACATTCTCAAAAACTTCCAGTGATTCGATGCTCAGTGCGGACGTTTTCTTTTCATCAGAATCTTCATCTTCTGATTCTTCAACAGCAGACTGCAAAGCCGCAAAATCACGATAAATATCACGTCCGAATTTCAGACGGTAAAGACGTGGAACGGCGGCGCTTGCCTTGAATGGCACTTCGATGCCGTCCACCATAATATTCTTTTTAATAGCCATACCGCACCTCCATTAAGCAGTTGTTTTTGAGGATTTTGCACTCTGCACTGATGTTGCTTGTGTCAGATCTGGCATATACACAGACTTGTACCAGTTATCATAGGTAGCCTTATCGGTCTGCTCACAGCTTCGTGATTTCACCAGTCCGCTTGCAAGAGCAGTGGATGTCAGCGACAGAGTTTCCGTCTTGACTTCCTTGCTGTCCTCGACTGTCTGACCTTCCGTTGCAGGACGGGAAGCGGAACAGCAGTACAGGCAGTGACGAATCTTATTTTTATCGCCCGAAAATTCAAAAAGCAGTGCAAACTGCTGTAATTCAGCAGTATTTGTCTCCACAAGAACGCCCTTGCTATCCAGAATTTCACCTAAGATTTCGGTAGCAAATTCAAGTGTGATAAGAGCGACTTCCAGATCACCGGTGTATCCGGAATTGTTATTGATGACATAATACACACCGTCATCAGCAAAGAAATTTTCTGCTTCTCCTTCTGCATCAATTGAAAGCGATACAGCTCCGGGCAGTCTGACGGGTGTCGCAAAGGTCGGAACGCCTTCATCGTCGAAGGACAAAATTTTCGCCCAATGCACCTTGTTCAAACCAAATTTGACCTTGTTTTTCTCCATAGCCATATTAAACCAGCCTCCTTAAATCTAATGTCGGCATACCATTCGTCTTCAGACAGCATCCTGCCTCGGACTCAGGCATCCATTTCATATAACACTTCATACATCTCTTCAGATGCGATCCATGTTTCAGATTTGTTGTAAAAAATATGGTGATGCCTGAGAACCGCCTCAATTTCTGCCTCTGTATCAGGAGATTTTTCATCCGTGTACAACTCAATATCCAGTTTCTTGAAACTGTGATACACGATGTTATCCGCACTGAATGTATTTTCTTCCGGAGACAGAAAAATCAGAAAAGGTGGCTTGGGACTTTCACCCTCCGAAAAATGGTGGTAGGCGAAAGGCAGCCCCATTTCCAGCATCATTTCATTGATTTCTTCGTAACTCATTTCAGTTCCTTTCTGATTAAGGATTCCAATAAATCTGCACCGTTTTCTTCGGCAGGAGCAATATGCGGCTTGCCATTTACACGACCGCCACCACGTTTGGCATGACCTTTCTCTAAAAGGTGTGCAAGCTGATAGCGATTCTTGGAATGCACGGTCATCTCCAGTTTATGGCCGTTCTCTGTGACCTTCTTGGTTGCCCAGCTTTTTGCATAGGTTTCGGTATCTTTCGGAGCATTTTCAGAAATTTCCTTTCTGACAGAAGTTGCAGTCTTGCGAACTGCTTTTTTCATCGCAGTATCCGCAAGCTCGGAATACTCACGCAGACCGTCCATGACAAGGTCTGCCAGATCATCAATAGAACTCATTTTCCGCACCTGCCTTTCTTGCCATTACTGTGATTTTTAAGTAGTCACGATACTCAAAATTCGGCGATATACCTGTGATATCATAAATCACACCACGAAAAGAAATACGGTTTGCAGTTGCTGAAATTCCCATCGTCATTGTATTTTGCCGGATCATAAACTGCAAAGTCTGTACTTCTTTTGTTGTGCCGTTGTCGGAGTTTTCCGCCGAATTTTTGACAGAAACGGCAGCCCAGCAGGAGAATGCTTCATCCCACTGAGCCTTATGATTGCCGATATTATCGATCTTCGTGCTGTGTTCCAAAATCGTGATACGCTGATTTAATTTTCCAATTTCCATCAGATGATGCCCTCCCTCTGTGCAAATAAAATGGAACGCAGAGAAAGAGTTAATTTATGAAAATCCGCAGTATTTCGGTTTTCATAGAGGTAAGAAACTGTAAATAGCACCGCCGTTCTTGTGGTATCCTCGTTCCTCTCAAACTTTTCTTCACTCATGCGTCCTATATCCATGCACAGCTTTTTCGCAGTCATCAGCAAATCAGAAATCAGCCTGTCATCTTCTGGGTGGTCAACACGGAGATAATTTTTTGCCTCTGGAAGTGTTACCAAACTGCATCAGCCTCCGTTCAGCGGAAATAACGTCGGCAGACCTGCCGTAAACATGGCGGGTCACGCCTTTTTAATCGTCAGAGTTTTTACTGCTTCCGGAAGAATCAGCTTGCCGTCAACTCTCTGTGATGCAAGGAATCCTACCTGACCGTTCATCGCAAAAAGCTCATTCAGACGTTTCAGACTTCTACCCTGACGGTCAGCGATCCAGTAATACGAAAAGTCACCAAAAGCAAGAGCCTTAGCGCCTGCCGCAGCAGTCGGAGCATACACGGAAGTGACATAAGGACGGTTGAGAATCGTGTCCGGAATGCCCTCTGAAACGCTGGATAGTGATAGGTAACTCTCTGATATAATCTCGGAGTTTTCCCCCACTCTACACCGTGCATGCGGCTTTCACCGCACACGGCGTGCCATCGAAAAGTTATTGTTTTTGCTTAATCAATCAAACCATAGGAAGTTTCGTTAAAAAATTAGCTAATTGGTACAAGCATTGCTTTTTCACGCAGCAAATTTATTTTTCTTAATTGCTCTTTGTTCAGGTCAAGCCGTGACTTAGCAATTGAAATTGCTTCATCAGTAACCGCATGTATCAGCAAATGTACAGATTTTTTAATGAGAATAAGATTATCATATTTATCCGTGCCGCCTTTTTCTTTTGGGATAATATGGTGGCAGGATATGTCGGAATGGTGCATAAATATTTCACCTGTAACGGCACATTTTCCCATTTGTGCAGAATAAAGCGATATGCGGTTGTCCACAAATTCAATACTTTTATCATATTGCGGAGTTCGCATAAGGTTATGAATAAGAGTCATATTCAATGACAGATTATCATGAATTTCAGTTCTGCCTTCTGCTGTATAACAGCAGATACTTTTCCTCTTTCCTATTGGGTGTTTGTGCTGAATTTTACCGATTGGATAGATTGGCTCTTTACTACATGAAACATATCTCCACATAGGCGTATTTCCATATCTTTCCTTTTCAAAATCAGTCAGTTTTCTTCCTGATTTTACAAGTCTTGTTCCATTATCTGTACGAAGTCTGTTCGTCAGAACAGTCATAATACTGCGAAATATGATACTGCAATCACATGAAATATGCGTAGCAATTTGGTAATAGTTCTGTATTCCAAGAACCATACTGTTGTAAATGCGGATTTCACCGGCTTCTCCAAGTTCAGAGCGTGGGTGTGCAATTCGCTTTGCTTGTTCTAATAATGCCTGCTTTTTGTGAGATAAATTCTTATCAGCGATATGCGACATCATGACCTTTTTGTTTCCCTTTGAGTGCACTTTCATTTTGAATCCAAGAAATTCTGAATAATGTCTTTTCAAGTTGACAATTCTTGTTTTCTTTTCTGAGATTTCAAGCTTTAAGCGTTCTTTCAGCCATTGTGTCACAGCTATTTTAGTACGTTCAGCATCATCTCGTGAGCGACAAAATATTCTGAAATCATCTGCATATCTTACAATATACATTTCTTTCAATTTTGTGGTTCGCATCGCTCTGTAAGCATGACCACGATTAGGTGTTCCATTACTGATGTAACGGTGAATGTATCTGTTTCCAACAAGATTTTCAAGCCATTGGTCATCAATCCAATGGTCAAGTTCATTCAGAACGATGTTTGCAAGCAGGGGAGAAATAATACCGCCCTGCGGCGTACCTTTATCGGGGATCACTATATTGCCGTCAATCATTTTAATTGGTGCTGTCAGCATTTTTCTCAGAACATATATGAGATGTTTGTCACGAATGCCCATTGCCCATATTTGTTTGATGAGCTTGCTGTGATTTACATTGTCAAAAAATCCTTTGATGTCAAATTCAATCACAAAATGAAGATTTGCAAGCATCATTTTTTGTGAGCATGAAGCAATAGCATGTTCAGCTGAGCGATTTGGACGAAAACCGTAGGAGTTTTCACTGAATTTTGCTTCGCATATTGGCTCTAAAACCTGCTTAACACATTGCTGTATCAGCCTGTCCCATATACATGGAATACCCAATGGTCGCATTTTACTTGGGTCATAGGGTTTGGGAATTTCCTTTCGCCTTACCGGTTTTGGACGGTAGCCGTGTGGACTGCCCTGCACAATAAATCGTACCCTTTGAATGACTTCTTCTGCTGATAGTTTTGCAATGTCACTGATTTTAAGTTTATCTGTACCAGCTGTTTTACTGCCGGTGTTTGTTTTAATATTTCTGTATGCCAAAAGGATATTTTCACGGCTCAATATCAGTCTCATAAGGTCTGTAAATACTTCACCTGACTTGCTTCTCGCATACAAGTTATCAAAACTTTCTTGCAGATTGTAATATTCAGCGTGGCGTAAATTATCATCACATAATAACGTTTTCTTCTTTTTGGTCATAAGGCATCACCTTCCTTCCACGGAAAAGTGTTCCTTTTAGTCATACCCGCAATCCTTATATAGATTGAATAGCATTGACCTTTAACTATTCGACTAAAGCCCATTCCTCCACATTCATTACAAATGTTTCATGGGTTCGAGCTTCGCTTTTCAGCATGAGTTCAGCAGCTTATTTGCTTCGTCTGCTTATTGCAGTAATACAACCTCATACCTTTCCTTGTTCCAATAACTCTATCTTTGCATATATCCTTAGGTGCTTGCTCTAAGCCTGTCAGCTTGGATATGCCTGTAACATATCACGGTTTTTCAGAGGCAACATTTTTACTCAACCGCACTGACTGCCGATTAGGCACCGAAACCTTTCGATTCCGTCCTCTTGTAGACCCGTACATTCGCAAGTTCGTCAGTCTTCTGATTAGACATTCTCACCATAGATATTTTATAGACTCCCGGCGTGTCACATACACATTTCACCTCTGGAACGGTTTCGTCAACAAATTAATTTGCTGATACGATATGTTTCCGCCGACTTCACCGAGCTTTTAACAGTCAGCATTTCTGCTTTCACTGCCAATCGGAGTATTAGAGGGTGCGTTTCAGGGCGTTACTCCGTCATTCCACACCTTGAGTTATCAGTTCTCCTATACTTTTTTCGTATAGTGCCTAACCTTTTCAGTTAGGAACAAGTCACACGCTGCCAGATATAGTTTCCGGTAGAATCTTTGATTTTTCGCAGTGCTTTGATGGTTTGCTCGTTCAAAATCCACACTGCCTTTTTGCGGTACGGAGATTTCAGAGAGTAGAAAACCTCAATCATATCATCAAAGGTGATGTTTGCTGTACTTGTAGTTGCACCGTTTTCCGCACCGCCTGTTGAAGCAAAAATTCCGGTAGGCTTGCCCTTACCGTCACCGACAAGAAATGCTTCTTCTTCCTTTGCACCAATTCTTCTGCCGAACTCTTTTGCAATGTAGGCAGGGAGGTCAAACACGCTGTCATTGAGCAATTCTTCAGAAATTTTGATAGCCGTACCGACCTTGTAAGCAGAAAGTGAAATCTGCCCGAAAGCATCATCGGAAAGGCTGTAACTGGATTCTTCTTCAAGCCACGCAGCTTCGCCTTTTTGCGTGATGATGGGGATTTTTCTGTCGCCGGAAGAGGTCTTGATGACAGTCGCCAGCGGACGGAAAATATTCTCTTCCTCAAGGGATTCAATGAGTCTTTTTTCAAACTCATCCGGGCATAAATAACCGCCCTCGGAATCCTCGCCGATTTGCAGATCATTGCGGATATCCACATAATTTCTGTTGCGGACACTGTTCCAGAAAGCCGTCTTGTATGAATCGCTTGCAATGCCTGTTTTCTCTGAAATTTCGGGATTTGCAGGCTTGCCGAGAATCGGATCAGAAGTAGGGGCATTCATCTGTGCAGCCAGTTTTTCCTGACGTTCCAGACGGTCGATCTCCTTGCCGAGGGCAACAATTTCAGCCTCCATTTTGTCGTAGACCTTGCTGTCCTCTTCGGACAGAAGTCCGCTGTCGTTACGCTTGGAATCAAGGAAATTTCTCGCCTCGTCCCACGCCTTTGCACGTTTTTCTCTCAGTTCCTGAATGGTCATAATATCGTCCTCCTCAATTTTTCAGTAATGCCAGTCTTTTGTCGAGCTGGTCTATCGGAACACCCTTTACAGGTGCTAAAGCGGATATTTTCTGCATCAGCGATGCTGTAGTTGCGGCAGGAGAATACTGCATTGACGCTGTACTTCTCTGCGGTTTATCGGGATTTTCCTCATCCTCATCGGGAGTGCCTTCCTCTGCATTTTCATCGGATTCATCTTCCTCCGACTCATCCGTTTCAGGCTCTTTTTTGGAAAACAAAATGCCGTCCACAAATCCAAGCTGCAATGCCTTTTTCGCATTGAGCCAAGTTTCATCGGACATCATTTTTGCGATTTTGGCACGGCTCAGATGCGTTTTCTGCTCGTAGGCGTTGATGATGGACTCCTTGACTTCCTCCAGAAGTTCAATTGCTTTTTCCATGTCAGCCTTGTTGCCTGACGCTAAACACGTAGGATCATGCACCATCAGCATTCCGGTCGGTGAAATCAAAGTTTCATCACCAGCCATTGCCACGACTGACGCAGCAGATGCGGCAAGAGCGTCAATTTTCACTGTAATTTTGCCCTTATGATTGCGGAGCATGGTGTAGATCTGACTTGCTGCGAACACATCGCCTCCTGGACTACAGAGCCAAACTGTCAGATTTCCGGGATGCTTTAAAAGTTCATCCTTAAAAAGTCCCGGCGTGATTTCATCCCCAAGCCATGTATCAGTTGAGATAGGACCTTCAAAATACAGCTCTGTTTCTCCGGTATCTTCATTTTTGATAAAGTTCCAAAATTTCTTCATTTTGTAGTTTCCTCGCTTTCGTTAGATTTTGCAAACGCACCAGCGTCCTGTAATTTTGTAAAAGAACCATTACACAAATATAAGTCGCCGCCAAGTTCAGCAGGAATGCGGTTCATATCCTCCAGTTCACGAATATCATTTGCCGACATCCAGCCATTTTGTCTTGCTGTTGCATAGCCCTGCATTCGTGAAGCATAATCGCCACGGAGCAGCCCTTCCACGTTGAATTTGATGAAATACTGCCCTTTTTCTGAATCAGAAAGAAGTGATTTTTGGAGCGACTGCTCCCAGCGAACAAGCCAAGGGTCTAATGTGTATTTTACAAATTCAAGGGACTGCTGCTCGATATTGCTGAACGTTGCGTGTTCCAGATCACCGATCATATGAAGCGGTACACGGTAAAGGCGAGCGATTTCTTCTACCTGAAATTTTCTTGTTTCCAAGAACTGAGCTTCGTTGTTTGGAATGGAGATCGGCTGATATTTCATGCCCTCTTCGAGGACGGCGACATTATGGGCATTACCGGAACCATAAGCTTGATGCCACGCTTTACGAATCTTAGCGGGGTCTTTGATAACTCCTGGATGCTCTAAGATCCCGCTGGGACTTGCACCGTTTGCAAAGAATGTCGAACCGTATTCCTCGCAGGCAAGGGAGATTCCTATGGCATTTTTAGCAAGTGCAATGGGAGAATATCCGACCAGTCCATCGAATCCTAAACCCGGAATATGCAGAACATTTTCTGCCGTGAGAACGATTTTGCCTTGGTCTTTCAGATTTGGATTTGCTTCGTCGTAACGGCTGTAAATGTAAATAAGACGATTACGCTCATCCCTGTCAACCTTTACTTTATCAGGCATCAGCGGATACAGTCCGATAACATCTCCACGTCCGTTTCTGATAATTTGAGCATAGGCATTACCATAAATCAGAAGATGGGACATCAGCGTTTCTCTGAAAACAAAACTCGTCATTTCAGGATTGGGCTGGTCATGGAGCAAAAAATATAGCGGGTGCATCGGCACTCGCTCTTTTCCATTTTCTGTGTATTGATAGATGTGAAGCGGCAATTGTGCGATGGCTTCACTTAAAACTCTCACGCAGGCATACACAACTGTGTGTTGCATTGCCGTGCGGTCGCTGACTCGCTTTCCGCTGTTACTCCGTCCGAAAAAATAGCTGTAGGATGGGCTGTCATAGCTGTTTGTCGGCTTGTCACGGCTGCGGAATAGTCCGCTGAAAATACTCATGTGGAAACAACTCCTTTCATGGTTGACTTTTTCAATGGGCAAGTGGTATAATGAGAGTAGTCAGCAGGGAGTTAAGAACTCTGTAAATCGGAATTTGAAGTGCTGTCGAACTGGTAGTTTTTGAAAATGGGAGGAAAAAATATCATGAGTTTTGAATATGTAAATACGGGTCACTTACCACTAGCTTATCGATTAAAAAATTTAGAAGTATTTTTTTCCGATGAACGATGTTTGAAAATAATCCAAACAGTACTCAATGAAAATGGTCAAATCAATCAATTTCCGGGAATTACGGAAGATGAGCAATGGACGAGCAAACAAAGAGTTGGTGTTTATCCTGATGTAAGATATGAAGCGCAATTTTATTTTTTAGATGATACTATATATCTTATGCTGTGGCTGATTCAGCCAGACGGCTGGTATTGGGTCGATGAGGACGGTTTTGGATTTTCCGGAGATTCTAGCATTACGTTGTATTCTGTTGTTGACAAAAGAGGGAATTTTACAAAAAAATTTGAACTCTTCAGTATTGATCAGACTCGATACTGTCACGAATATGATGACATATTAAGCGGTTAGAAGTAATCTTGAACAGATATTTGACAACTTCCAGTTTGTAGAGCTGATTTTATCTACAAAATCAGCAAATCTCTTTCATCATAAACACTCGCTCCTGAATCTCCAGTCCCGCAGCGAATTGCACGGTCAAGAGCCATAATAAGCGCAACAGCACCGTCAATCTTCTCTGTGGATTTCTCCTTATCCGGCTTGATATTCCCGGCAGGATCACGCTTGATAAAAATATTGTCCATCATCCAGCGAAGAACCGGATGCCCGTTGTGAGCAAGTTTCTGCTCCAATGTCAGCTTCATCAGTTCCTTGGTCGGCGGACTAAGATCTCGATATCCCTGACCGAACTGCACCAGCGTAAATCCCAGATCTTCGAGGTTCTGCGACATCTGTACTGCACCCCATCGGTCAAAGGCAATTTCCTTGATATGAAATTTCTTTCCCAGTTCGTCAATGAAGTTTTCGATAAAACCGTAGTGAACAACGTTACCCTCAGTGGTCAGCAAGAATCCCTGCCGTTCCCACAAATCGTAGGGAACATGGTCACGGCGGACACGCAGAGGAAGCGTTTCTTCCGGCAGCCAGAAATACGGAAGAACATAATAATTCTCATCATCGTCAGTCGGCGGAAAAACAAGCACAAATGCCGTAATATCGGTTGTGGACGATAAGTCCAAACCGCCGTAACAGATACGTCCTGCAAGATCATCTTCATCAAATGCAACCTTGCATTTATCCCATTTTTCCATCGGCATCCAGCGGACAGCCTGCTTTACCCATTGGTTCAAACGAAGCTGTCGGAACGCATTCTCCTCACCGGGAGTTTCCTTTGCAGAATTACACGCAGCCACGACCTTATCCATGCCGATAGTTTTATCAAGGCTCGGATTTGCTTTCTTCCACACCTTCGGGTCAGTCCAGTCCTCAGACTCGTCCGCACCATAAATGACAGGATAGAAAGTCGGGTCGTGTTTTCTGCCTTCGATGATATCCTTTGCCTTGGAGTGAACTTCATAGCAGATGCTGTTAGTATTAGTTCCGGCAGTGGTGATAAGAAAATACAACGGCTGCATTCGCGCATCGCCTGAACCCTTGGTCATAACATCATACAGCTTTCGATTAGGTTGAATATGAAGCTCGTCCATAACAACTCCATGGATATTGAAACCATGCTTAGAGTAGGCTTCTGCGGAAAGCACCTGATAAAAGCTGTTTGTCGGCGTGTAAACAATACGTTTTTGCGAAGTCAGAATTTTTACTCGCTTGTTCAGTGCCGGACACATCCGCACCATATCCGCCGCAACATCGAAAACAATAGCAGCCTGCTGTCTGTCAGCGGCACAGCCGTAAACCTCGGCACGTTCCTCTCCATCGCCGCAGGTCAGCAGCAATGCAACGGCGGCGGCAAGTTCGCTATTGTGAGTGGGTAAAAAAGAACGTCCCACCAGATACTGATGCGACGGACTGTCAACCTGAATGCACTGCATTCCACGGTTTTCTATTTTTTCAATTTTATCAATATATCGAAAATGACTGCGTGTTGCAGGATTTCGTGAAATTTGATTTTTGGCCTTTCTTCTAAGTCCCACAATTTTCATATCATCAAATGCTGTAAATTTCACATAGTACAAAGTTTCACCGGTTTCAATTCTTCCACATTCATGACTTGGACGATTCCAGTCCATTCGCTGAGTACTTATAGCAGTCGAAATTGTATTTTTTATGCCCAGACTCCATAAAAGTTCGCTGACACTTTCAGCCAGTTTCTTTTCTGTTGACGTGTAAATCGCCTGACCTTTGATTTCCGAAATACATCCGTCTGAATCCATAAGTCCCTGCAAAAGTTCCAGCCTTTGATAATATGATGAACGCAGATATTCGGTTGGAATTACCTTGTCATGAAAACTTTTCATCAGGATTTTTTTCAGTTCGGGAATTCTAAAAATAACGCTGTTTCCTACATTATTCCACGCTGTTAAATCTGGATAGAATGGCAAAATTTTTGAAAGAACTCCGGGAATATCACAGGTCTGAACTGTAATTTCAGGCTTGACAGCATTGCCGTTTCCAAGCCAATAGCCCATTAAATAGGGTTTTATTGGCAGTGATTTCTCATTTGTACAAATAGCATTTGCAACGGCAATTCTGAATCTCAGGCAGCCATTGTCAAGCGGCATTCTGAAAAGTTCACCGGTGGTCATAGTACACTTTTTTCGTTTACCATGAGTGTACTCACCACACCATTGGTGGCGTTCACCGGCATCAATCACTTCGCCGTCCTTGAATGTAATGCGGTATGCCTGTTCCTTAAAGTCAATCTTGCTTTTTGCAACAACGCAGCACGTATTTCCGTTTTCGTCAAAGACTGTATCTCCGACCCGGATTTGTCCCATTGTTGTGTAACCGTCGGGAGTTGGAATCAGCGTATCAAGTGACAATTGTTTACCGTTTTTCTTTGGTATTTCGATATACGCCGTGTTAAACTGCCGATACCCATTTGGTTTCAGAATACCGAACAAGTCACGGATGATCTGTTCCTGCCAGTCGAGCAATTCAAATTTTTTGCCTGCCCATGTACCTTTTGTGTGAGATAGGCACTGAATAAAGTTGACGGCATAGTCTGCCGCCGCCTTGTTGTATTTTGAATCTTCCGCCATGAACTTCGTTGGCTTGTATTTTCGCATTCTGCATCACCTCCGATACGAAAAAAGACCTGCCAAAAGCAAGTCTGAAGTTGGTATTTTTGAACGCCCTTGGGGGCAATTTTTTATGGAGATTCCTCTTCCATTGTAACCAATATTACCATAAAAAAGCAAGGAAATCAAGTCATTTTGGAATCATAATTTACACAAAGATAGCAGCCTGAAATTGTGATTTTTTACACTGCCGAAGGAAACGAAAGTCGGAAGTACGAGAGAGACAGCCCCTTATTCAAGGGCTGCCGTGGTTTTCGGCGGTTTGATTACTTGCTGTTTTTGCCCAATTCGTAGGCTCTTTCCAGCATTCTCTGGAGTGCCGAAACGCTGATTTCTTTGAAATCCTCGTCGTCGTTGTTGCGGTTGTCAAGTCCGCCTCTTACCTCGATTGCGTAGCTCTCTTCCATTGCGATTTTCTCCAGTGCCTTTTCGATGTTCTTGCTCATTTTTGTTTCCTCCAAAAAGTTTATTTTTCCGTAGGGTTTTTCCCTTTCGGTAGTTACATATTACCATACAATCCGATACTATGCAAGCGGCTAAATGTACAGAAAAATAGAGGAAAATCGGCGGTCACAATTGTGTGATATACACCATTGCAACGGAGCAGAAAAGGGGCATTTTTCAGCCCCTTATTCTCAGTCGTTCAGGTGGTCAAAGCACCATTTCATTGCATCTCCGCCGTCATCAAAGGGCTTCGGATTTGCTGTTCTGAGGTTCAGGCGGCACTCGATGTAGCTCAGTCCTGTTTCTTCCTCGTCCTCGATGAACTCGTAAACCGCCGCCTCGAAACCTCTGTAGGTCAGTCCCGTCACCAAAACCTTGTCACCGTATTTCAGCACCGCACCCTGTTCGCTGCACCCGCTGCTCCAAAGATGCTCCATTGTTGTAAGCTGTTCCCATTTCATAATCATTTCCTCCGTTTAAGTTTGAATTCCGCAGGTCTTTCGCCTTTCGGTAGTATGTATATTAGCCCTTCATGCCGACAAAGGTCGGCACAAAAAGTCATGAAAACAAGGTTGTTAATCGAGCTTTCATTTGTTGTGTACAAGTATACCGTCCTTTCAGGTAATAGTCAACTTATTTAGC